GCTCTTCAACCTCGCTCCGCGGTGTCTCCACCACACGAGCTGCTGCCGCTCGAGGCGCCAATCGGATATCGACGTCCTCACCCTCAGCGGGCGAGAATCTGATACTCCCGATCGACGCAGACATCCCCGCGAAAGTAATCCGCCCAGCGTACCGAGAGCCGTAGCCCTTCTTAAGATATGCGATCGTGGCGTGCGGTGTGTAGACAGGGTGCGTATCCGTCACTTCAAGGACATTCGCAAGGTGAGCGTTCAGTGCGACGAGATCCGGGCTCTCGACTTCAACGTAGAGCACATCGTACCCGTCGGCATCAAACAACGCTGTCTTCCCGAGAGTTAAGCGAATCGGACCCTCATACGACGCCAGTGCCTTACGCACGTCCGCCACGTTGTTGGTATGGAGACCATACTTAATCGTGATGTGGGCGTCGTCTTCCCGTCCACCCTCTTCGTCACACAGGTCAAACTCTGTGATGCTTTTACCGAACGACAGCACGGCGTCTGCGAGTACTGGAGGTAATTGAATCTGTGTGGACGAGAGCTTATAATCTTTGCCTTCTTGTGCCGCCACGAGCTTCGATCTAGCCGGCGTGGGAGGTGCAGTAGCAGCCATCGCTTCCTGTTGCTGCTTGAGCGCCTCGGCCTTACGATCAGAGATCTCTTTCCGCTGCTCGTCGGTCAAGGGACCCATGCCGTACCACTTGTCCCGGATCTCGGCATCCGTAAACACAGGCTCACCTTGAGTCTGGTTGGTTGCGGCCCACTTCTGTGCCCCGTCAGACTTCTCTTGCTCGGTCAGGGTCTGGATGTGCGGCCACCGGACCTCATAGGCATCCGCGCCTTTCGTGGGAGTCGGCAGATAGCCGTAAGACACAAGGCGGTCGACAAGCTGGCGCACAATGTAAGGACCAGCATACTGAGTTTGACGGCCATTGACTTGATCCGCCCAATTATCACGATCCTGGCTGGATGCCAGTTCGCCCATCTCAGACCCTGTCAGAATGCGTTTGGGGATAGCGAGTGACCCGGCAATGACCGTGAGGAGGGAGTCTGCGTTCGGATTGAAGTTTGCGACATCCGATCCCAGTGTTTCGACCTTGACTCCACGGGTGCGAAGCGCCCGGGTCAATTGGTGCTTGTACTCTTCCATCTGCTCTTTAAGAGCAGCGATCGTAGCGGTCGTGGCGTCGAGCGCCATGTCCTTGTCCACGTCCAGGTGGATCCCTTGGTTGGCTCGTAACCAGAAGGCTTCAGACCCTCCACCGATAACTTTCTCGAGGTTGTCGAGGTCGTTCCATACACGCTCAAGGCGTGGGAGACCGAACACTTCGTCGTCAAGCAGCCCCTCAGCTACATGAATGATCCGGCTCCAGTGTACCGGGCGAGGCAGGGCACTATTGAGCTCCGTCCGTCTGAGCTGGTAAGTTCTCGGTAGACCGAAGCGCGGAGACTTGGTGTCTGTCTCATACTCAAAGATCGAGGCGTCGCCCGACGTAGCAATGCTACGATTGGTCTGGTTGTTATTGGTCACACTACCGCCACCAGCAAACGGCGTGAGATAGATGATGCCCTTAGAAGACTCTGGCTTACCTTTTTCCTTCGGGAGCTCCTCTTCAAGCTTTCCGTCGGCCGTCCCAATGAGGAGTACGGAGAACGTGGAAAGACCCGCGAGAATATCCACTCGCTTGAACTTGGCCTCGACCTGCATACGCTTAGCGAAGTCAGCCCACGACTGCTCAAACGGGGTATAGTCTTCCTTGCTCTCGTCCTCGATGAGCTCCATGCCCCCACGCCAGGTGGCGTTGGGGAACACATCAACGATCCGGCCGGCAATCCCGCCCCGCTGGTACCGATCACGAAAGTCTGACGTCGACAGGGTGTCCATGTAGCCAAGGACCCCATAGACGTCGCGCCGACCGCCAAACGTAAATCCCGCGGCCCGAGCAAAGGCCGTCCGAGCGAGCAGGACACTGGCTTCGAGGGCTTTGAGATCTGTAGCAAGAGCACGGAGTTCCGCGTCTCCAGACAACGGGGGAAGATCGACGGCGGACGTGGCCTGTCTAATCTCCTCCGGGACGCCGTTACCGTTGGTGGGTTCGCTCATACCATTACCACGTCGCTGCACTTAGCATGCCGGCTTGTGCGTAATCAAACGCTGGTGGTTCGAGCAACACGGCGTTGAACCCGCAACTCGACCCGTCCACCTGATCGTCATGACTCCCGGTAGGGAACGCACAGAGCTCTTTGACGTACTCCGTGTTCCACGGGCCACGGACGATCCGCACATTACCAGCTTCGCACTGAACTCGAAAGGGCTTAGATCTTACCACTTTGCTACCAGTGATCGTCACGCCTTCGTAATTCCACCCGGCGAGGGTCTTGGTGCGTGCGTCAATAACCGCCTGACCTGCCGAACCGCCTTCTTTCTCCTCCCGGATTGCCACCGTCTTACCGTCGAGTTCAGCGCAGAGCTTAATCTCCGCATCAACCCTCCCCGGTGTCCCTTGGAAGCGTTTGACGTCCTCGATATAGAAGATCCCACCAACCTCGGCAATCTTTACGCCTGCCGTGTAGTCCGCCTCACCCTTGGTTGACGACGCCGTATCCCACCCACGCGCCCGCCGCGCAATAACAGGAGCAGCATCAACGAACCGCCCGGCGAACCACTCTTCTTTGAAGAGGCCTCCACCGGCAGGCGAGGGTTCAAGGCCATAGAGCGCCGACCAGTCGTATTCCCCCAGTCCGGCACGCCGTTTGGCAAGCTCACCGAGCGGGTACTTCGAGGGCCACAGGGCCTGACCCTTCTTGCGATGCTTCTCATCCACCTTCGCAATAGCGGGGAACGAGAGGACTGTCCACTGCTCGGCCTCCGGATTCTCGAGTGCCTGCTTGAGCAACCGCCCCCGGAGATCGTCCTCGTGCCACGGGGTCATACACAGAATAATAGCGCCCCGATCTCCGAACTGCCGCGTAGCGAACGCCGACTGATACTGATCCCACACACGGTTCCGGTAAACCTCGGACTCGGCCTCGGCACGGTTCTTAATAGGGTCATCTACGATCCCAATGTCCGACGTCTTTCCGGTCAACGAGCCCATGATCCCGGCGGCAATGTAATAGCCACGGCCACCGACCACGTCGAACTGACCTTGGGTCCGCTTCTCGATGTCAGACGCCTCGGCCAACCGTGAGTTAGGAAACAACCGCCCGTACTCAGGAGTCTCCATCACCTTCTGGACATCGCGCGACATGTCCTGAGCGAGCTTGTCGCTGTAGGAACAGGCAATGATCCGGAGATTGGGGTTGCGGCCAAACGCGTAGGCAGGAAAGCGCCGAGAGACCTGTTCAGACTTGCCGTTTTGTGGAGGTTCGAGGATCATTAACCGCCGGCACGTACCCGCCAGCACCATGTCGAGGTACTTGGCAACGATCTTGTGGTGCCAGTTGATCTCAAACCCCGGCCACGTATATTTTGTGAACGCAAGAGACGTCTTGCGGGATAATTGGGTGTATTCCGTCTCGAGGGCCGAGACCGTAGACTGAACGAGTTCTGGTGTAGCGACTGCCACTTAGTGGACAGTCCTTCCGGATGTATCGGATGTGTGCGTTACACCCGTATCAGGTGCCGTATCGGATTCGTCCGAAAGCTGGTCAATGACACTGAGAAGAAACGAGACGCGTTCCTTCAGAGAGTCAAGAGACACGTTGTCGAGGGACACCGTGGTATCGTTGACCTCCAACTTGTCCACGGGCTTACCGAACGCATAGTGGTAGAACAGCGTTTCGATTCCCGGTGGCAGGGAGTGGAGCTGGATGCGATCACGGATTGACTGCCGATACTCTTTCGAGTTCAGAATCTTTTTTGCGAAGTCTTTCGCGGAGAGGGTCTCGGGATCTGGCTCTGGTTCTGATACCACTGAGGGCTGGGCGCCTTGGGCCTCGGCCCGCTGGCGCATCTCTTCCTCAACGGAGGGGAGCCCGAGGACGTCGGCGAGTGTCTTCATTGTAGTGGCTACGTACGCGCTGAGCGGTCCAAAGATCTGGTTTTTAAACTTTGTATTAAAAACTCACACAGGG